CAACTGGTAGAATATAAGGACTAAACTCCTCTATTTCTAAAGGTTCTACATAAGTTGCTTTTGTAAATTCACTTTCTAAAAATTCTGGACAACCGTCATCTGTGCATGGTTGCTCTTTCGCAATGGCATGCCATATAATAGCACCTGCCATTAATATTAATATAGTTGAGAATATTCTCATAAGACCTCCTTAGTCAATAGTAGTTGTATCATTATCAATTGTTAGTGTCAACTTTAAACCATTGGCGCCAAATACTCTACGCCATTTATAAAAATCTATATTATGATTACAACTGTTATCTTCTAACATATGATATTGCCACAAGTGTACCATTTCATGTCCTAAGACGGTAAGAAATGTTTTAAAGTCTTTCATAATATAATGCAATTCAAGGTGACATTCTCTAGGTTTCTTTTTTCGCTTTTCTTGTTGGTCATTAAATATCACTTGACCAACTGCACCTCTTAACCTTCTGATAGCAATACTATCAAAGGCAGGTAGTTTTCTTTTAAAGATAATATTATTTAGTATATCAAACCACAACTCAGCGTCTGTGAGTGTAGGGTAATACGGTCTTGCACCGTTAAAATTTTCTGATAATCTTTCTATCTTTTTTCTTGGCACTATCTTAAATACTCCATCTTATAAAGTAACTTAGATCCGTATTCTTCTTTGGCAAGGTCAAGGACCTCGTCAACATTATGCTCATCAATACCACATAATGCAATATTGTCAACATTAGATAGTTGTTTCTTAGCAGTATCAATGTCAATACTACCAACACAATACTCGTTGATAATTTTATCTGATTGTGTTTCAGCGTTATCCCACGCCATGTTTTTAACTTTACTCATAATATAACCTTTCGTTTTTTGTTAATATGCATATAATTTAACATATTTGACCAGAAAAGTCAACAGCAAAATGAATAAAAAAACCTTTATTTTTCAACACTTTCTAAATAAAAGGTGTGTCAGGATGTCGCACTAATTGTTAATTCTCATAAAATTATCGTCCCAATTGAACGCTTCTTTTACTAGATTTGCTGTTAGTCCTTTATAGTGTTTATTCAGTTCTTTGTTTTTGATATTGATAAGCAACTCTGCTTCTTCTTGGCATAAACCCTCTAACATTTGTATAAACATATTCTCACGCTTCATTTGTGTTAGTTGTGGATTACCACCTTTTAAAAAGTGAAAGCATTTTCTTACTTCTCTTTTCAACCAGTTATGCTCTGTGCCTATTGGTGCTTCGTTAGGTCTATATGGTACTTTACCTTCTGGTAATAACCATTCTAGTTTAGGATCAAACGCAGCTTTCATTAACTGCCTTAGTTCGTTTGTGTCATACTTTTTCAACACTTCAATCTTCTTAGGTTTATCTTTTGCATTATTAACCTTTGTTAAGATTTCGTGGAATGATAAAGCATATGTGTCATCATTAATTGCCATTTAAAACTCCTCTATTTTTCCAATTAACTCTTTCAAGTCATTATTAATTAAGTAAGGCAATATCTTTGTTTTAGATTGTGCCTTTGTATTTTCATATGTACTATATATACTTTCTTCCATGTCGTCTGGAATATAATCAAAGTCTATAAGTCTCTGGTTACGCTGATAATTTCTATAGTGATATTCATTACAGAAATCTTGTGGATCATTACCTTTCATTAGACTATCAATCCAGTATTGTAGTTTTTTCTTTAAGATAGGTTTCTGTTTTATCTTATTGATGAATGTATCGTCTGGTGATAAAAAGTTTGGTATGCCGTCTGATACATCACCTCGTAATATATGTTCAAAGATATATTCTTGTGGTGCTTCTGTCTCTATAAATTTTTTCTGAATAGGTGAATATTGTTTTACATTAGGATATTTTTGTAACTGTTGAAAGTCTTTGTCACCTGATATAATTAAAATTTTTTCTTTTTGTTGTTTCTTACATATCACAGCAATGATATCATCTGCTTCTACATTATCTAATTGTACAACTTTGTAAGGAAAGTTATCTCTTATTTCTTCTTTGATAATATGTAATAGACCAAATACACTTTCCCAATCAGTAGCGCTCTCGTCTCTACCTTCTCTACGCTTTGCTTTGTAATGTGGAAAGATATCTCTACGCCAAGGACTAGGACCGTCTACAGCGATCACAACTTCTCCTGGATAGTCTTGTTTAAATCTATGTACTAATCCTCTTATTGAGTTTAGTATCATGTGTCTAACAATAGGTATTGACAAGGTCATCTTGTCTTTACTCATTGCTAATTGTACAGCAATATTACTTATCGCTATCTGGCTGTAATCTATTAGGATCATTCTCTAAATCAACTCCTTCAAACTCTACTTCATTTTCATCTTCTCTATCTACAATCTTTTTACCATTGTAATCAATCACAGAAAAAGTACGACCTGTTTTCTTATCTTTTTGTTTGTACATAAGATTATCTGTTATGTCATGGAAAGGGTGTTGTAAGTTTAGTTCTCTATACAACATACCTTTAAATGCTTCCATAAAGATACCTAAATCTAAAAAGGTTCTATTGCCTACTTTAGGGTCAGGTTTACCTATGTTCAAACCTTCGTGTTGCAATTGTTGTATAAGACCTATTACAATCTCGTCAGCAACTGCATTGGCATATTTCTGTGTCTGTTCCCTTGCAATTCTTTCCTCTACTCTTTCCTTTTGTTTTCGTGTAAGATGAGGTAAAATTTTTCCTTCAGGAAACGATAGAATTTTCGCTGTCATATGATATCACTCTCTTTGGTTTTGTCCGTCCTGGGTTGGTACACCAATCTTTATTCCGTTGGATTACCTTCAAAATTGATTTTCCCTTCGTTTATCAAGTGTTCTCGTAAATCCGTATACCCACCAATTAAGTTATCATTGTACATAATTTGAGGCATAGACCTTACTTGTTTACCAATCATTTCAAACATTTTATCAGGCGTGAATGTTGGTGACAGTTTGTGCTCTTCGTAAGGTAACTTCAAATTACTTAATAACGTTTTTGCTTTGGTACAGTAAACGCAATTGTCCTTTGAAAATACTTTATACATAATTACTCCGTTGCTATATTTGTCAAGCTTTCAACCGCTTCGTTAGCATTGCTTGCCACATCACTATTTATAACAATTTGTTTTGCTGCCTCTTCTTTAATTAGTTCAGCAAGTTTATTAAGTTCACCTAAAGGTAATTGAAGACCCATGTACACTCTATACTCATTATCGCCAGTAATAGATACTGCAATCTTCCATTGTTCATACCCTTGTACTTTAGTTTGCTTAATCATATTCACAATAGTGGACTCTGCTTTTGAGTTAACTACTTTGTTACCCTCAGCACCTATTTCTTGTATGAATACATTGGCGTTCTTGTTCATTTCGCCATGCATTACATCTGCTAAGTCCGCCTTAGCAATCATAGTTGCTTTGTCCATTGCAAGTTGTAAATCTGGACTTGTCGCCACACCTACACCATAAAGATAAAATTGATCTTTCTTATTTAAGAAACCTTTTTTACCTTCTTTTTCAACGAACCACTTAGGTACTTCTTCTAGCATGCCTGACTTCGTTTGACCTTCATGGTCTATCTTTACAGTTTTAGAACATGCTGATACTAATACTGCTAATAAGATTAACATTATATATTTTTTAATCATTATTTTATCACCTCTCTTATAAACTCTATTGAGTTGTACCAAATATCATAACCAACATTTGGATTATGGTAGACAATAAAACCACCTATTATCATACCAAAAATTAATTTAATCATTGTTTCTCCCATGTGCCTGCGTTTGTTAAACATACCGTATCAGGTATAAGACCGCCTTCAACTTTTCTACAGTAGGGTGGCACATTCTCCTGACCGTAGTAAAATTGAGCGAATAGTTGCCAGTAAGTAGGACCTACAACACCGTCTCTACATATTACCTTTCTACTGACTTCGTTCTCCATGTTTTCATCATAGATAACTTCTATAACACAATTACTTTTTGTGAATTTAGGTGTCTCGTCATTTGCTATCGCACCTGACCAGATTAGTATTGCAATTATCAATACAATAAAAAATATTAAATTATAATTTGGTTCTTTAAACTGCATATTAATAACTCACATATATTACAAAAATTATTGCACTTATAAAACCTACAATCAATACATGATTGCCTAGGTTTAACAAACTTTTACCCACCGTATGTGGGTTTTTAGGATCTATAAACTTATTCATGTTCACCACCTGGGTCACCGTCAGGTAACTTTACTTTGTAAGGGTTACCTTTCTTGTCTCTATAGATTACATATTCACGCTGTCTATCTGCTGAATGATAACCTGAAGAAAATCTATACTTTTCTGCCTGTCTAAATGTTGATACTGTTATCACAATAGCAATAATTAAACATAGGTGTGATATAGCGCTCACGCCAAACGCAAAAATACTTTCATAAATGTATAAAGCAAATACACCTGACCATACAAATGCCAATACTTGCATAATCATATGCCTAGTGTTCAAGTCAGGTATATTTCGCAAGGGATTATGTTCATAGTTCATGATGGAATCCCATATGTTGTATACTAATCTTCTCATTCACTATTCTCCTCTATTTTAAGTTCTCCATATAAATAAATTCCAAAGTCATATCCTTGATTATAGTAGTGATGGCTATCATGGGTTGACCTAATACCTTTAATCAAAC